AGCAGCGTGCTCAGCAGGTAGCAGACTCTACCCCTAAGACCCCAGAGGAGATGCTCAACAATCCTGATGTTGTTGCTCCTAAGACTAAGAAGAAGGTTGCCGAGAAGAAGGCAGCACAGGCAAAGGCAGGCAAGCAAGAGAAGTTTGAGGTTGACCTTGATCGTTACTGCAATTTTGTTGACCGTGTAACTTCTAATGCTAGTAAGGACTATCAGTCTTACATTGAGCGCCTGACTGAGTTGCACCAGCAAGGTTGTAACATCGAGCGTCTTGACACTGCTGCCTCAGGTATCTGTGCTGAGGGTGGTGAGTTTATGGAGATCGTTAAGAAGATTAAATTCCAAGGTAAACCTTGGGACACTGCTAACAAAGAGCACTTGCAGAAAGAGTTGGGTGATATCATGTGGTATGTTGCCAACGCTGCTATTGCACTGGACATGCGTCTCGATGAAATCATTTACATCAACACATTGAAACTGGCAGCACGTTACCCTGAGGGTATGTTTGATGTCAACTACAGTGAAAATCGTGCGCCTGGTGACATCTAAATAATAGGTCGAGTCCTATGTCAGATGCCAAAGAAGGTAGATAAGGAGCCATTGTATGATGGCGATGGTCCCTCCCCACAAGAGTTGAAGATCAATGCTGGTTTCCAGTATGAAACAGATCTTATCAACAAATTGAGAGGGGAGGGATTTACTGTGGGTGATCCTGCAGGAGCAGACAATGCCAAGGCAGACTTGGAATTGACACCAACATATAAAAATAAGGTAATTAAGTTTGAGTTGAAAGAGAAGTTGTCTGCTGACTTCGCTCAAATGAATTTTGATTTTGATACTGGGTCAATGCAGTTTACCATTGACAAGAATAAAGCGTCTGCTCAGAAAGAGGCAGCACAAACAATGATTGGTATTGCCGAGTCATATGGCATCATAAGAGAAGCGAATGCTCATTGGCAACCACAGAAAAATATACCTGCTAAGTTTACGTTGAATAGTAGTGCATCACTTGCACAACGTAAGGCAGCACACAAATTAGATCTTAAAAGATTCCCAGATAAGTTTTTAGCAAAGGGATCAGCAGCAGCACAAGAAGTAGAGAAGTATTACAACTCAAAGAAAACATATTATATACAGGTCAAAGGCAAGGGTCTGTTTTATATGGGTCGTGATGTTGAGGGATATGGATGTCCAAGATTCTCTAGCTCTGTCAGAGAGAGTAGTATTAGGATTCGTATCAAGACAAACTCATCATCAAATGCAAGGTGGTCATTCCTGATGGCACTCAAGATAACAGGACTTAGCAAGAGCACTCATGACTTGGACAAGGACACCAACTTCCTCCTAAGGCCAGGTTTATAAGTGTCCACTCTGCCCCCTACTCTGCACCACTCTGCCCTATAATAATACTATGGCAAAAAACACACACCTAGAGCACCTAGAAGACGACATCTTCAACCAAGGATCCGCTGGCGTTACCAACGCTGTCAGATTCCTAGAGTCTCTTCGTGACATGCTTACCACAGGTAAGGGCGGTAACAACACAAAGGTTACTGTGAAGTGGGACGGTGCTCCTGCAATCGTTTGCGGCACAGATCCTCAGACAGGAGAGTTTTTCGTTGGCACCAAGTCAGTCTTCAACAAAACTACTCCTAAAATTTGCTACAACGAAGACTTCATTGACTTTCATTATGATGGTGCTATCAATAAAATTCTCAAGCAATGTCTTAACGAGTTAAAGAAACTACCTATCAAGGGTGTTTTACAGGGTGATCTTCTCTACACTAAGAAACCCAACGTCATTGCTATGCGTGGTCAACCATGTTACCACTTCAAACCTAATACTATTACCTATGTGATTCCTAAGCACTCTGAGTTGGGTGTCAAGGTTTCTAAATCTAGACTAGGTATTGTCTTCCATACATCCTACAGTGGATCTAGTATTGATCAGATGAGTGCTGGTTTCGGTGTTGATGTGTCTGGTATGCAGGGTGTGAAAGACGTTGCAGTCTTCTCCTCTACCTTCCAGAATACTAACGGCATTGCAAATCTTACAGGTGGTGAGATCACTAGACTCAACAGCACTATTCAGAAGGCACAACGTAGTCTTGCTAAGGGTAAGAAGTTTCTAGATGATATTCAGAAGGCAGCAGGACCACAGACCTTTTCACCTCCTGCTCTCTTCAAGATCTATTTCAACCAAGTTATTCGTGGTGGCAAAGTCCCCACTGCAGAAGGCATCGCCTCTGGTTATATCAACTTCGTGACCAATAAGTATGACGCTGAGATCAAGAAGAAAAAGACTGAGAAATCACAGCAAGAATGGAAGCGTCGTAAGGTTGACGCTCTCAGTTACCTAAATAATAATAAGTCTGTAATGATTCACACATTTACTGGATTCAAAGACCTTATCGCTGCAAAAGAGCAAGTGATAAATAAACTCAAGAAGATTGAAGGCGTGGGCACTTTCTTGGAAGACGAGAAAGGATACCGTGTCACAAGTCCAGAAGGATTTGTTGCAATCATGGATGGACAAGCAATCAAACTTGTTGATCGTCTAGAGTTTTCAAGAGCAAACTTCACCGTCGCAAAAGATTGGGGAAAATGAGATTTATTCAATTCATCAGGGAGGCAACAGAGGCAGCGAAGAAGCCTAAGAAACCTTCTACGTCTGCGAAGGGAAGGACATCTGCCGCCGACAAAAAAATGGATGACAAGCATGTCGCTATTACCTTCGGTAGGTTTAACCCACCTCATGCAGGTCATGGTAAACTTCTTGATGCAGTGAAGGCACACGGTGGTGACTCAGGTAACTATCGTATCTACCCATCTAGATCTCAGGACCATAAAAAGAATCCACTGTCTGCACAGCAGAAGGTGGACCACATGCGTAAGATGTTTAAGGGGCACAAAGATGCTATCCAAAACAACGAAGCACATAGAAATATCTTTGACATTCTTCGTGACCTTCATGATGAAGGACATGAGCACGTTACTATGGTGGTCGGTGATGACCGTGTGAAGGAGTTTGAGAAACTCACAAACAAATATAATGGTATGCATTATGACTTCAAGTCTATTAACATTAAGTCTGCAGGTGCTCGCTCTACTGATTCTGATGATCCTATCGAGAATCTGTCTGCATCCGCAATGCGAAAGCATGCCCAAGGGGGAGATCATGACAACTTCCATATTGGGACTGGTGGATACAAAGACTCTAAAAAACTAATGGCAGATGTCATCGCAGGGATGACACCTCCAGCAAAGGCGAAGAAAGGTAAGAAGGGTGAGTCAGTCCATGAATCTGTCTGGACATACGCACCTAAACTAGACTTCGATGCCTTCCGTGATTACTATATGCTCAACCAGATCTATAAGGTTGGTGCTATTGTAGAGCATGACGACAGTGGTGTGGTCGGTAAGATCGTCCACCGTGGTCCTAACTACATCATCATGGAAGATGGTCTCGGTGGTGAGCACCGTGCATGGTTGCAGCATGTGACTGAGATGTCTGATGCTGAAGTCCAAGCAAGAGCTGCTGACACTACTAAAGATCAGAGCAACTACAGTGCTGACGATGGCAGTGGCAACACATGGAAAGCAGGCACTGATAGATACAGAGAAGCATTACAGAATATGACACCTGGTCAGAAACCTGTCAAATTCTCAGAATTTGCTGCTTCAATTAGAAAAACTGCTGAAACTAAATAGTAATACGAAATTCATTTCGGTTTAGAAACATGACGTTAGAAATGCTGGTGTCTGCGGCACTGATGGATTACAATCCTACCGAGCAGGCATATATCCTCAAGGCAATCGAAGAAGATGTTCTTCCCAAATCACAGAGACTCCACACAGGTGTCATGAAAGTGATGGAAGCATTCGATGCTTACGAGCCTACAGTAGAAGGCTATGCAGGATTCCAAGTTGATCGCAATACTGTCAACAAGAAGAAGGCAGAGCATAAGGATGACCGAAATGTAGGTCGTGTTGTCCAATCTGGTGGTGACTCTATGCTCATCACTGGTAAGAAGGCAGACGGTCGTTACATCGTTGTCGGTAAGAAAGGCGAGAAGTCAGCGAGAGATGCTGCTGACTTGGGTGTCACCAAGAAAGAAGAAGTGGTTGGCATCGATATCGAAGACCTCCATCATGAAATGCTAGAAGGTCTCAAGCAAGCACGCAAGAATGTTGGTGCCAGTAAATGCTGGGACGGATACAAAGCAAAGGGCACAAAGACTAAGGGCGGAAAGCAAGTCCCTAACTGTGTCAAAGAAGAAGAAATTGATGAGATTTACAAAGGTAAACACGGTCAGTCTGAGAAAGAGTATCAAGACGGTCGCTCCGATGGCGGCAAGATGGTCTCAGGTGACAGTAAAGGTAGTGGTGCATCCTACGCTTCGCGTAGCATGAAGGGCACTGGTCCTAATCCTGCTGGTGGCAGCAAAAAACCTGCTGGTCAAGGTCGTATGACCTCTGGCGCTAGGACAGATCTCGCTTACCGCAAGGCAAATCTCAAAAAGAGCAATGAAAGTTTTATAAATAAACTGTCCGACTCAGGATTGTTTACTGAAGCTGAGTTGCAAAAGATGGGGGAGATGGAATGAAACCCGTTGGTCACAAAGAATCATCTCTAAAGACAACCAAGAAAGGAAATGTCACCATCAATCCAAAAAAAGAGGATCTTATGTCCGAGCATTTAAGAAGTAGACTCAAGAGTAGCGTTGAAGCACTCAAAGAAGCTGCTAAGAAGAAAGACAAACACATTAAAGCTGCGAAGGCAGGCAAACGTTGGCAGGATTCTGACGGCGATGGCAAGTGGTATGAGCCTGGCGAAGATGTTGCTGTCAAGAAAGAAGAAACATGTGCGCCTTCTATGAAGGCAGATGATACTGAAGCGAAAGCAAAGTCTAAAGAGCGCATGAAGCAGAAGATGATGCAAGCTACTATCGATTTCGATAGGAAGAGAGCAGGCGGTAAGTGATCGCATATATAGATCAGACCCCTTTGAGGAAAGATCTATGTGGGCATTACTCCTACCATTAGCAAAGAAGACAATCGGTAACCTTATCCAGAGAGACGAAGTGCGTCGGTATCTGGTAGAGGTTTTGCGTTCGTTGGCAGCAACCACGGACAACAAACTTGACGACAAAGCTGTCGATGTAGTTGAATCCCTCTTGTTTCAAAAAGAAGAGGAAGCCTAAATAAAATATAGGTATATTTCATTCGGAGTAAATTATGTCTCTTTACGGGAGAGTAGACTCAACAGCAAATCAAACCCAAGCAGGACTCGCCCGTGGTAACGGTGCAGGATCCGTCACCGAGACTATCGTTTTCGTTGACGAAACCGAAGCAGCTCTTGCATCTAACAAGGCTCGTGGAATCCACAGTCCTGGTTGGTGGGCATATCGTACATACGTCACTGCAGCAGGTGACACACGACACAAGGCAGAGCAACTTGCATTCATCAGCAATCCTGAAGCAAATGCAGACGAGACTCTTGCTGACGACACTATCGCAGCAGACGTGCTTGAGGTTATCACCATCGGCACTCAACCTGCTGATCAGACCACATCTAGTGGTGCTGCAACCTTCACTGTTGCTGCAACCGTGGATCAGTCTGGCACTATCACTTATCAGTGGCAGAAGAAAGCATCTGGTAGCACCCGCTATGCAAATGTCTCTGGCGCAACCAGTGCATCTCTTGTACTGAGTGGTCAACTCGCTGCTAACGATGGCGATAAGTATAGAGTGAAGATCAACACCAGCAAAGGTGCTGAAGAAGTCGTCTCTGACGCTGCAACGTTGACCTTCGGGTCCTAATAACTGACATCATTACATAATGCACTTTGATTTACTTAATGAGAAAAACTATTTGATGTTTGCCATTCAGCATTATGATAACCCACAGTCGGTTACCGTAGATGATTTTATGGAGGACATGAAAAAATTCAAATATCTTAAGAGGTTGCTTAAAAGATATTTGAAGACTGGTGTCCTCCGTATCAATTTGATACTGAATCATCTAATAATTTTGTTTAATGTTTTTGGCGAGGGCACTATCCCTCTACTCATGTATAAACTAGAAAGGGAATACTGGTCTCTCATAAAGACCTTCCTTGTATACCTGAATAGATATCCACAAGTACAAGCTGGATCTCTTGACTTTGTTGATATAGATAACGACGTAAAGGAATTACTAGAAGACCTGTAATGAATGAAGACGCACCTACAATGAGTGTTGGAAACGGCGGCATGACTGCAGCAGCAGATGCCACGGGTCCTAATGCAGGTTTTGATCCCCTCCTTGGAGGGTCAAAGAAAAAACCTAGGAAGCGTCGTCGTTATACAATCTCCCAGTCTGAGATGTTAAAGACTGAGGGAGCACAGAAAGATGGATCATACTTGCCATTTCTGATTTCCTATGATGGAGCAGAGCAGTATGTGTTGTATAGTAAGTCTCAAGCATCACTGAAGATAGAGCTTCGTAAGATCTATCGACCAGAAAACTTTAAGAAGTTAGATGTTAAACGTCTGTATCCTAATGATGTCATCCAATTCTATTGGAAGAAACGACAACAAGCACTTAGGGCGGAGTAATGGCAAACGACATTAACACTGCGATTCTAGAGAGACTAGAAAGAGTAGTCGAGACACTACAAGAAAATAATGTAAAGATGGGACAGATGCTTGCTGTCCATAATGAAAAACTATCCAAGCAAGATGAAGTAGATCAGGTTTTGTTTGAGAAAATCGACAGACTACATTCTGATCTCAACAAAGATACAGAAGCAATCAAGAGAGGTTGCGAGCGTGACATTAGACTGATCGATGATCGTTTGAGGACAATGGAGAAGAAGATGTGGACCATTGCTGGTGCTCTATCTCTCATTGCCTTTCTCGTTAGCGTACCAGGTCAGATGGTGATAAGAAACTTGACTAACCAAAATAAAACTGGTATGCTACCTGCAGTGGAATCTCCTGCATGGATTACGTCGATGACAAATACATCAGACTTCTCAGCACTAGACTAGACAAATATAAACACGTCAAGTCTGGACTCTATAACTTCCGATGCCCTTACTGTGGTGACTCACAGAAGCACAAGAATAAGGCACGGGGGTATTTTTTTCTGAAGAAGACAGAATACATTTACAAGTGTCATAACTGTGGCATTGGTAGATCGTTGTCTAATTTTCTAAAAGATCATGCAGTTGATCTGCATGATCAGTATGTCATGGAAAAATATAAGCAGGGGATGACTGGTAAGGGTAGACATACACCCTCTCCAGAATACACAGGTGCCAAACCAAAGTTTGCAAAGAAGGTAGCAGATTGCATACCTATCAGCGAGCTAAATATAGAGCACCCCGCCAAGAAGTATCTACTTGATAGAAGAATACCTGAGGATCAACTGGGTAGATTCTTCTATGTTGATAGGTTTAAGAGGTGGGTCAACACACAACGTCCAACATTTGAAAACCTACAGAATGATAGACCTAGAATTATTATCCCTCTTATTGGTGAAGACGGTGTGTGGTTTGGCATACAGGGTAGATCACTGGCGGCATCAAGCAACCTACGATACATTACAGTAATGTTTGAGGATCGCCTCAAACTATTTGGACAAGATTATGTAAACCCTGAGGAGACAGTTTATGTCACGGAAGGACCATTTGACTCCACTTTCATTAGACAAGCTATTGCTATGTGTGGTAGTGATGTTGACCATCGCACTCTACCTTATAAGGATAGGGTCTGGGTCTTCGACAACGAACCTAGAAACAGACAGATCGTGCAAAGACTTGACTCCGCAATCACGAGTGGAGAATCAGTTGTCATATGGCCAAAGACAATAAAGCACAAAGATATAAATGATATGGTGTTGGCAGGACTTGACCCTTCTGCTATAATAAAATCCAACACCTTTTCAGGATTAAAAGCAAAGGTACAACTTACAGATTGGAAAAAGGTATGAGCGACATTTCAGTTGTCAAGCGCAACGGACAGGTGGAGGATCTTCACCTAACTAAAATTCATGACATGGTAGAGCACGCTTGCAAAGGTCTTGCAGGTGTATCTGAATCGGCAGTAGAAATGAATGCCAACCTTCAAGTTTTTGATGGTATTAAAACCAGTGACATTCAAGAAATTCTTATTCGCTCTGCCAACGACCTGATTACATTAGAGGCACCAAACTATCAATTTGTAGCAGCACGGTTGCTGCTGTTTGGTCTTCGTAAGCAGGTATATAACGGACACCCAGACCTCCGTCCTCACATTCAAGAGCATGTCTGGGACTGTATTGAGCGTGGAGTCTATGACAAAACGATCTACAGTGCATACGACGATGAAGAGTGGGATCGGATTGAATCATTCATCGATCACGACCGTGACTATTTGTTTACATACGCTGGATTGAGGCAGGTTGTAGATAAATACCTCGTGCAGGATCGGTCATCTGGTGAGGTCTTTGAGACCCCACAGCAGATGTATATCATGATCGCCGCTACTCTCTTCCAAAAATATCCCAAAGAGACACGACTCGATTATGTCAAGAGATACTACAACGCAATCTCAAAACACAGGATCAACATCCCAACGCCAATCATGGCGGGAGTGCGGACTCCACTTCGACAATTTGCAAGCTGCGTTCTTGTGGATGCTGATGACACCCTCGATAGCATTTTTAGTAGTGACATGGCTATCGGTTACTATGTTGCTCAAAGGGCTGGCATCGGTATTAACGCTGGAAGAATCCGTGGCATCAACAGTAAAATCAGGGGCGGTGAAGTTCAGCACACAGGCGTTATTCCATTTCTCAAAAAGTTTGAGTCAACTGTCAGATGCTGCACTCAAAATGGCGTCAGAGGTGGAAGCGCGACAGTCCACTTCCCGATCTGGCACAAAGAAATAGAAGACATCCTTGTCCTTAAAAATAATAAGGGCACGGAAGATAACAGGGTAAGAAAACTTGACTATTCTATCCAAATTAGCAAACTATTTTATGAAAGATTCATCGGAAATCGAGAGATGGCGCTTTTCAGCCCTCATGATGTCCCTGAGTTGTATGACTCTTTCGGCACTGATAGCTTTGATGACTTGTACTGTAGTTACGAACAAGATCAATCGATCCCTAGAAACACAGTCAATGCTCAGCAACTCTTCCTTGACCTACTAAAGGAGAGAGCAGAGACTGGTCGTATTTACATCATGAATATCGACCACTGTAATAGTCACTCCTCCTTCAAGGACAAGGTGAATATGAGTAACCTCTGTCAAGAGATCACTCTCCCCACAGATCCCATCCGTCATATTGATGATGACGCAGGAGAGATTGCATTGTGCATTCTGTCTGCTATCAATGTGGGTAAGATTAAAAGCATTGATGAGATGGAGAATCTTTGTGACCTTTCAGTCAGAGCACTGGAGGAGTTGATTGATTACCAAGAGTATCCTGTCGCTGCTGCACGTCGTAGCACACTGGCACGTCGCTCCTTGGGTATTGGATTCATCGGTCTGGCACATTACCTTGCCAAACATGGTGAGCACTATGATGATAAAGGTGCATTGAAACTGGTCCATGAGTTGACAGAAGCATTCCAATACTACCTCTTGAAAGCATCTAATAAACTTGCTGAAGAGCGTGGTGCATGCGAAGGATTCCATCGCACAAAGTATTGTGATGGACTTCTCCCGATAGATACATATAAGAAGGACGTGGATGAATTAGTAGCACCAGAATATAAGTATGATTGGGATACTCTTAGGCAGGATATCGAGGAATATGGACTCAGGCACAGCACTTTGTCCGCACAAATGCCTTCGGAGAGCAGCTCCGTTGTGTCAAACGCTACCAATGGAATCGAGCCGCCTAGAGACTACTTGTCCATTAAGAAATCCAAGAAGGGACCTCTTAAGCAGATTGTCCCACAATATACTACACTGAAAAATAACTACACATTGCTCTGGGATATGCCTTCCAACAAAGGTTATATCGAAATCGTTGCAGTGATGCAGAAATTCTTTGACCAAGGAATTAGTGGCAACTGGTCTTACAATCCAGAGAAGTTTGACAACAATGAAGTCCCAGTGTCTGTCATGGCACAGGATTTACTTTCCACTTACAAATATGGTTGGAAGACTTCCTATTATCAAAATACATACGACGCCAAACGTGACCCAGATGTTGAAGAGACACAACAAAAACTAGACAATCTCCTAGCAGAGATCGACGCAAGCGAAGAGTCTGAGTGCGACGCTTGCAATGTCTAAAGAGGTTACTATCACACTCAGTAAGGACTTACAAGAAGAATTTGAGTCCTACATTGATTGCTGCGAATCCTTGGATGTCTCTCCAAGGATCAATGCATTCCTAAATTATATTCACAACTACGGTACATGCAAAAATCCAAGGGAGCCACAATGGGACTGACTGTTTTTAACGACAAGAAAGTTGACACAAAAAAGCAACCAATGTTTTTCGGAGCACCCCTTGGGATGCAACGTTATGACGAATATAAGTATCCTGATTTTGATAAACTAACACAGACACAACTCGGTTATTTCTGGAGACCTGAAGAGGTATCTCTACAGAAGGACCGTGCCGATTATAAGACACTCAATGAACAACAAAAACATATCTACACAAGCAACCTCAAGTATCAAATCCTTTTGGACTCTGTGCAAGGGCGTGGTCCTGGCATGGCATTCTCACCTTACTGCAGTCTTCCAGAGTTGGAAGGATGCATGGGAGTATGGGAATTCATGGAGCAGATTCACTCCCGCTCCTATACCCATATCATCAAAAACGTATACGCAAACCCATCGGAAGTCTTCGATGCGGTATTAGAAGACGACAAGATTATCGACCGTGCTGCTGCAGTATGTAAAGCATACAATGATTTTATTGAAGCAGCATCAGAGTGGGCGAATGGTAATATGTGGAAGGAGCACTGGAAAGGATCTCCTACAACTACATGGACTATCCATGATGTCAAACGTAAACTTTATCTAGCGATTGCAAATGTCAATATCCTTGAAGGAATTAGGTTTTATGTTTCTTTTGCTTGCAGTTTTGCTTTTGGCGAACTTAAACTCATGGAAGGTTCAGCAAAAATTATCTCCCTTATTGCTAGAGATGAATCTCAGCACCTCGCCTTGACCCAAAAGATTCTTTACAAGTGGAGAAAGGGTGATGATCCTGACATGTTGGACATCGTAGAGGAAGAAAAAGAAACAGTGCGTCAGATGTTCCTTGACGCAGTTGCCCAAGAGAAAGAATGGGCGAAGTATTTGTTTGAGAATGGAAGCATGATCGGTCTTAATGAGCGTCTGCTATCTCAATACGTTGAATGGGTTGCAAATCGTCGCATGAAAGCAATCGGACTGACACCTGCCTTCGACATCCCTGCTAAAAATAATCCATTGCCTTGGACAGAGCACTGGCTAAATAGCAAGGGTCAACAAAATGCCCCTCAGGAAACTGAGATTGAATCCTATGTTGTCGGAGGAATCAAGCAAGATGTCAGCGCGGAAACTTTTAGCGGGTTTAAGCTCTAAAATTACACGATGGATTAACCATCTAAATGAAAAGAAAGCAGTGGAAGAAACATCCGAAGTCCCTTTATACGGACGAGTTGAGGGTGATTGGTGCGCCGAGGACCCTAGGTCATGGTATCAGGGACCACTTATCTTACTTGAAGAAACTCAAGAAGGACTTAAAGAATACCAAGCCCATTAGAAATACACCACCATCATGGTGGAAAAAACGGTAACATATAATACAAACCGTTTGCATAAATAGAAATGTCATGTTATCATGACCATACGTTCATCCCGCTCTCGGGTGGGACGCAAGTAAGTCGCGGAACGGAGCGTTCATCCCCATGGTAGAATTACTACTATACAGCAGTCTGACATGCAAGCAAGTTGATGCTTTAATGCTGAGAGTTGTAAAGCATGAAGATCTTGATCCTATGATCAAGATTGAGTTGATTGAAACCATTGAGGAATCATCACCTCACTGTAGGGACGCAAACGACTGAAGGAACGGGGACTAAACCACCCTAACTTCAGAGGACATACTCATGAACACACTCAACTACATTCGTAAGAAAATCCAAAAGGCAAATGCCTTGCACGATGCTCAGATCTACCACACATCATACCGTGGTGTGGAGTATGACACACGTTGTGTAGAAAACAAAGAGACCCACGGGACTTTTTGTTATCGCGGAAAGACCTATACGAAATGACATAAGTAAGAGGGGGACTTCCCCTCTTTTTTATTATTCCTTTTAACTATGAATCACGAGAAAGTAAAGTTGATTGCTCACAATCTTAAACTCTTAGCAATCTCTTTGGAAGATGCTATTAAAGAAGATCCAGAGGCTTACAAAACTACGCCAGAGAAATCATGGTTTCCTCCTAAACAGGCGGAGCGTCTAGGTTATAGATACAGTGATGACGATGATGGTTATGCAGACTAATGAAATTAACTCAAGAACTAATTGATCGGATTCAAGAAGCATTGAATCATACTAAAAAGGATGGGACAATAAATTGGAAAGACGGAGACGAGATTGAAGTCAACGTTGCAGGCACGTTTGCTGCAGATAAATTTATTGTAATTAACAATAGATCTAAGAAACCATGGCAACCGTCAATCAATAGCACACATCATGAAACCGCAGAGTGCAAAAGCGAAGGGTAGAAACTTCCAAAAATGGGTGAGAGATATGCTCATTGAGCATAGAGATGTCCACCCTGAGGACATTGAGTCTCGCAGCATGGGTGCTGGTGGGGAAGATCTTATCATGGCACGAGATGCTAGAAAGAAATTTCCTTTCAGCATTGAGTGTAAGAATGTAGAGAAACTTAATGTCTATGATGCTTATGATCAGGCATGTGCTAACGCTGGAGACCACCAACCGATACTCTTCATGAAGAAGAATCGAAAGCAACCACTTGTCGTAGTGGACGCCGAGTGGTTTATCAAGCACTTTGGGGTTGACAAGTCACCCTCATAGCATATATACTTGGTAAGTACATACTGGAGAGGAGACCACGATGGACAATCAGTTTCTTGAGGAGATTGATGAGATCAACTATACGATTGAATTCCTAGTGGACCAACTCCATGATGCCGTAGCGGCAGGAGAC